TTAGCCGGTCACCGACGCTGGCCAGTCGAACCTGGTCGAGTTCAAGCAACGGCGCCACCGCATCGCCCAGCGTCGCACCCGAGCCCGCGAAGCCGGCCAGGACGTGTTCCGCGCCACCGACGATCAGGTCGTCACTGATGTCCGCGAGGATGGCCTGGGCAGTCGGCGCCTCCTGGTCTGCTTCGAGTTCGAAGGTAAGCACGGGAATGCGATTCCCGAACTCCAGCAGTTGCAGCTGCTCGAACACGGCCAGGGCCATGCCCCGATAGGCCGAAGTTTCTTCGATACCCTCGACCGAGGCGATCAGCGGATCGATCTCCTGATCCTCGCCGCCGCCGTAGAAGCGGAACTTGGTGGCGACCTTCCAGTCCCCGCCTTCACCCCTCAGCAGTTTGCCGTCGGCCCAGATGCGCCGAACCCGACTTGCCGCGCGTGATGACAGTGCCACGGCGAAATTTGCCGAATAGCTGTACCCGCTGCCCGATGATGGTGCCTTGGCATTCCCGGTCGACGCCGTTGTCGTCAGGTCGGTTGCCCAGACCACCGCACCGGCAACCCGCAAGGTTCCGTAGATGCGCGGGATCTGAGCGCCATAGCTGGAGGACTGGAATGCCAGGTCGGACAGGCGGGAGCGCCCGCTCCGCCCCGATCCAAGCACATTTGCGTCGATCGTCTGCCCGACGAACGTGCCCAGAAGACCGCCGATGCCGCCGCCGATGGCGGCGCCCAGGCCGCCAAGAACAAGAGTAGCCATGATCAATTACGCTTTCGTGTTCGTCGACGGTAGACGCGAACCAGCGGCCATTCGGCGGGCCATGGCCGCTCGACGACCCGTCCGACCAGCGCATCCGCCTGGATGAAGCGATCACCGGCGTGCAGGGCCAGGTGGAGGCGATCCACTCCACAGCGGAACACCAGCGCGTCCCCGCCCCGTGCAGCCGGCCGCGAGACACGTCGGAATTGCCCAGCGAAAGCCGCATCGAGCGCAACCAGCGAGTGACCACGAAGGCCGTAGTCGCAGGGGAACAGCTCGGCGTTCAGGCCGTGGCTGTGCAGGATCACGCCAACGCAATCCACACCCACGTCCGCACGCCTGCCCTGCATTCTGAACCGCGTGCCGATCAGGGCCGAAGCCCGCTCAAGAACCTTCATGGTCAAACACCCGGGTAGCGGGTCAGGAAGTCGGCTCCGGGCAGATGCGGCTCGCCCCTGAAGTTGATCACATTGTTGAATCGCTCGCGACAGGTCTGGAGCCGCTTGTCGCAACCTTCGCCCAGGATCGCGACGTCGCCCGCGCGAACGGCAAACGCCGGCGATTGCCGGAGCTGCGCCGTGGAACCGTCCACCTGAACGACTAGAGTGCGGAGCGCGGAGTTCATTCCGCGTAGCCAGCGAAGCGCCCCAAGCACGAAGCGTTCATCAAGCTCCTGGTCGAAGGTGATGCTTGCGCCATTTGCCGAGACGACCTCAGCACGAATGGATCGGCCGGACAGATCGATCCTGCAGGCCTTGTCCCCGAACGCAGCCCTGCACTCCGGTGACGTCACCGGGCAGACCGGTCGCGAAAGGTGCCGACCCGCTCCCTGGAAGTCGACGGTGAACTGGTCGCCGTCCATGGTGACCTCGCCGATCTCTCCCTGGCACAGCTCGGTAGAGGTCGCGCCGCTTTCCCAATCCGCAACAAGCAAGGTCGCCCGCGCGCCATCCCATCGCCCCCCCTCCAGATCGGGCGGGCTGAGCGCCGCGCTGTCGAGAGAACAGACCAGCTCGGCGAGCGGCTGGTCGGGGGCCCCGTCCTGAACCGCATTGGGCATCAGGCCCGGTGCGGTTGAACAATGCACGTCATCGATCCGAAGCTCGCGATCGTGGCTCGTCAGGGCCACCCCCGCCCCATCGCCACGCTCGACGATCCAGCAAAAGGCCAGGCTGGTGACCCCGGTCCCTGCCGCGCCGCCCGTCATCGGTCTTCCCGAACTTCGACCAGCGGAACGCTGGGTGCCTCGCCGGCCTGAAAGCTCGCCCGATTGATCTCCAGCTGGTCACTCGCGAAGCGAACCGGAACGTCGAACAGGAAACCGGCGCGCACCTCGGCACCGGCCGCGGGAGGCTGGTCGAACAGGATAGTGCCCAGTTCCCCGAGCATCCAGCCGTCGGAACGCTCACGGCCATCGACCGACACGCGGACGCTTCCACTGACCGGCCGCGAAATCCTGCGCTGTTCGCCGGTGCCGTAGGTCTTGGTCAGCGCAAACTCCGTTCCCTTTCCATCGCCGACGCCGATCAGCTGATCACTGGCGGTGGGCTCGGCAGACAGGCTCCCGGAGCTGGAATCATACGGGTCGCGGAACCGAAACCCGATGGCGCTGCCGCGACGAGCGCGGAAGAATTCCAGCAGCAGCGCCAGTTCCCGATCGCCCCGCACTCCCGGTCCGGCGTCGAACCGCAGCCTGGCCTGGCCCCAGTTGGAGTTGCGGAATTCGTGTCCGCTGGCACTGGTCACCACGGTGGTGGAAAAACCCGGCGCGATGCTTGCCTCTGCCCCGATCTCGATCGGAAAAGCCACGTCGTCAAACGCGTTCAACGGTTCACTCCCATCATCAAAGATCGTGATTGCGTCCCGGACGATCTGCGGCAGCGCCCAGACGAATATTTCCGCTACGTCGTCGCCCATGGCGGACCGGACCGCGGCCATGATCGCCCGCCAATCGTTCGCCTTGCTGTCCTGACCGGCGAAGCCGGCCAGGTAGTGGCGCTTGCCAGCCGCGTAGTTCAGCCGTGCGGCGGCCTGCTCCCCGGCGGCCGCGGCGAGTGCCTTGCGGCCCTCCGTTACCCACTCGTAATCCTCGAACTGCAGCACGTCGAAGGCCGGGTAGGCCCAGCCGAGCGGCAGGTTGGCGCGACGAAGTTCCGGAGCGCCGGGATCAAGCGCTCCGCACAGATACGCCAGCAGCAGCAGCTGCGCCCCAGGATGCTCTAGGCGGACGGCATCGGCGATCTTGGCCGTCGCCGTCGCAAGCACTTCTCCGGCCCGGTCCAGCAATGCCTTTTGCGGCGCGGACTTGGCGCCGCGCACGTCGCCCACATCCACCGGGGCTCCGCCAAGCGCCGTCCGTGCTGCCGGATCGTAAAGACAGAGGCGGGAGTCGGGGGTCACCCACCACCAGGGTTCACCGATCTGAAATCTCACGGGCAGGCCGGCCTGGGCGAGCAGCCCGCAGAAACGGAGTGCCACCCGAGTCAGGTATGCGATGGCGTCCCCGTTCGCCGGCGACACCAATGTCGAGGGCGGCGTGTAGCCCGTCAGTGCGGGTTCGCCACTCCAGTTCCGCTGCTTCCAGGCTTCGGGACAGAACATGTCCAGCAGCTCAAAGGACAGCGACAGGATGACCTCGAAACCGCGCTCCTTGGCTGCTTCGATGAACGCCCGGTGCCACCTCTCGGCGGCGCTGCTCACGGCCTCGTCCATGTCGAGCAGCCCTGACGGACGAAGCCGCTGGTAGTGGCTCATTCCGACATAGTGATTGATGACCTGCCGATAGCCCAGGCGCTCGATCAGTTCGACGACCCGCTCCGGAACCAACTGGTAGAGATCGTCATAGGCCGTGCACATCCGCACCCTGTGCTCGGGGACCACGGCATCGTTGATGTCCAGGACGCTTCCGGAGCCGTCGGTCCTGACATTCGTCAGCAGAAGCGTGGCTGTCCTCACCTCCCCGAACGCCGCGCCGGGCGAAGGATCGTAGCCGGGCGCGACCAGGCTGAAGAAGATGCGGTCGATGTCGCCCACATCGACGTGCCCGGTTCCGTCCGACAGGACGAAACCCTCCTTCAGATCGTCGAAGTCGATCGTGATCTCGGCATCGTCGGGCCGACCGACCGCGTAGTTCCACAGCCGCACATACCAGGTCCGCGGATCGCCACGGGGATCACGGCCCTCGATCGTCATGGTCGGACCGTTCACGGCATCAAGGGGGATCAAGCCCTCGGACTGCCACCGGAAGCGGAGCTTGCAATGGGAATAGTCCCGCTTGGTTTCGCGCTTGTGCGCCGGGTGCGCGTAGCGATCCTCGCTCTCGTAGATCAGCCCGACGAGGTCGCTCGGCTTCAGGAACTCCGCCGTCAGCCGCAAGCTGTTCGGCGCGTCACCCAGCACGATCGAGGCGCGCGCGCCGCGGGGGAAATCCACGGTGAAATGCCGGGGATCGAAGCGCTTCACGAAGGTTCGTTCGAGCGGCGCATCGGCCCGCGTCATCCAGTGCCGGATCATCGCTGTCTCGCCACGGCGGAACGCAGGGCCGCGGCGATCTGCCGGCTGGAGCGGCTGAACGCCTGCGGTTCACTGCCGACCGGCGCAACGATCGACAGGCTGACCTGAACATTGCGGGAGCCCGCTCCCAGATGCTCGATCCGTCCCGCTTGCTGCGGCACGAACACCTCGGGTCCGCGCTCCCCGACCAGATAGGGTCGCCCGTCGCTGACCTGACCGCCCGCCGAGCGCCCGGCAAGACTGCCCATCAGGCCAGACAGCAGCGTCGCGGCGCCGCTCGCCCCGGCCGCATTGCCGCCGCCACCCAGGAACGACCGGACCGAGGCCCGGGCCACGTCGGCCATGGCTGCGGTGGCCACTCGGCGCAGGTCGTCGAAGCCGATCTTCCCGCCGGTCACCGCCCGCGCCAGCGCACCTTCGATCACCCGTCCCGCGCGCGCCGCGCCGTTGGCCAGCGGCCCTTCCAGTTCACCCCGCATCGCCGCGACATCGCGCGCGAAGGTTGCCGTATCGGCGCGCACGCTGATCACCAGTCGCTCAACCGTATCGTCCATCTCACTAATCTCCCGCATCTGGATGGAGCAGGCGCAAGGACCTGAACTCCTCCGCCGACATGCCGGCCGTCGCTTCGTCCGCCCCCGGCAGCGACTGGGCCAGCTCGGCCGGCGTGGCGTCCCAGAACTCGTCCGGCCGCCAACTCAGCACAACCGAAGCAGCCCGCCAGCATTGCCGCGCCCCGGCCGTGAAGCTCACACGGCTCCCTGCAGGATCTGCCCGAACACCACCTTGAGGATCGGCGTCAGGTTCACCAGGCCGGCCGCAGCCACCGCCTCGCCGATGCGCTCCCGGGTGATGGCGGCCGGGCGCCCAGCCGTCAGGTGATGCAGCAGCCCGACGATCTCGACCAGCTTGAGCTGGCCCTCACCGGCCCGTTCGATCAGCCCGACCAGCGACCCGAGTTCCTCCTCCGCCGCGACCAGTGCCGCAAACGTCGGCCGCACAAGCAGCACTTCGCCCGCGACCCGCAGCGACGCTTCGCCGCGCACTGCATTGGCCGTCATGCGCTGTGCACCGCGCCGGAGCT